CAAGTACATTACTCTAAAGACCATTCAGTAGTTAAGAAAGCGTATCATATACCTGTACAACTTTTGCGTCCTGAGAAGTGTAATAAAGACGGTGAAATCGAAGCCTATTATTACTCGGATAACTGGGAAGACACTAAAAACTTTCCGCCTAAAAGAATCCCATCTTTTGGAACGTCAAAAGAGGCTGTAGAGATACTTTATGTTCGACCTTATAGCGTTGGAATGAAGTACTTCGCTTTAGTTGACTATCAAGGAGCTTTACCTTATGCTGTTTTAGAGCAAGAAATATCTGACTATTTAATTAACGAGGTTCAAAATGGTTTCTCAGGAACTAAGGTAATCAACTTTAATAACGGATTACCACCTGAGGAGGAGATGGATGCTGTAGAAAGAAAAGTTCTAGGCAAGTTGACTGGTTCAAAAGGTAAACGAGTGATTGTATCATTTAATCACTCAGAAGCTCAAAAGACTACCGTAGACGACATTCCGCTAAATGATGCACCTGAACACTATACATACCTTTCAGAGGAGTGTATGCGTAAGATAATGCTAGGGCATAACGTTACATCTCCTTTACTATTTGGTATCAGCAGCAGTAATGGATTTAGCTCTAATGCAGACGAATTACAGAACTCGTTTATCCTTTATTACAACATGGTTATTCAACCATACCAAGATTTGATAATCGAGGCTATTGACAGAGTATTAGCAGTTAACGGTATCAGCTTAAAGCTGTATTTTGAGACGTTAAAACCACTAGAGTTTACTGACCCTAGCGGAAAGGTAGAAGAACCTACAGAACTCAGCTCTCTAGATAACGAAGTAGCACGTGATTTAATCGCATTAGGAGAAGACGTACCTGACAACTGGCTACTAATAGACGAATCTCCTGTAGACTATGATAACGACGACGCAGAAAACGAACTACTAAAAGGCGAAAAGAAGTCTTTATTAAGTAGATTGGTTGAGCTTGTTAGCACAGGTACAGCTAGACCTAACTCAAATAGTGAACAAGACGACACTGTAGAAGGTGTTAAGTTCATTACACGTTACGTTTATGCTGGTGAAACTACAAATAAAAGCAGACCTTTCTGTAAGAAAATGATTGACGCTAAAAAAGTCTATCGTAAAGAGGACATTTTGCAAATGAGTAACCAACCAGTAAACGCTGGATGGGGTGCTAGAGGTGCTGATACTTATAACATTTGGTTCTATAAAGGTGGTGGTAACTGTCACCACAGATGGAATAAGCAAGTTTACGCAGCTTTTGAAGGTACAGGAATAGATGTTAACTCACCAAAGGCACGACAAATAGCAGTAAGAAAGGCAGAGAAGTTCGGATATGTAGTTAAGAATGACCCTAAAGTATCTACACTACCTAAAGACATGCCTAATAACGGATTTTTACCTAAAGAATAATGGAGGCTTTACTAATAACAAGAAACGACTTAGTTAAATTGACTGCGTTAGGAGGTAACGTAGACACTGATAAATTCATTCAGTTTATCAAAATAGCTCAAGACATACACATACAAAACTATCTAGGTACAAGACTACTAGACCGTATCAAAGATGACATAGTTGATGACACACTAGCAGACCCGTATTTAAGCCTTTTAGAGACGTATGTAAAGCCTATGCTTATTCATTGGGCAATGGTCGAATATTTACCATTCGCAGCGTACACAATCGCTAACAAAGGCGTTTATAAACACAACTCAGAGAACGCTTCTAACGTTGAAAAGACGGAAGTAGACTACTTAGTAGAAAAAGAGCGAGACATAGCACAGCATTACACTCAGAGGTTTATTGACTTCATGTGTAATTACTCAGCTCAATTCCCTGAGTACAACACTAACAGTAACGGTGAAGTTTCACCTAGTTCAAATAATTACTTTTCAGGATGGCACATTTAAAGATTTACAAGCCTAAACAAGACAACGTAGTTAAATTAATGGTTTACCTAAACAAAATTAAAAATGGCGGTAAAAAAGATAAGTGAATTTCCACAAGCGAACAATGTAAACAACCTTGACTTAGTATTAATCAGTCAGGAGGACTCAGGCAACTACGAAAGCAAGTATGCAGAAAGTTCTGCTTTACGTTCAATTGGTGCATATACGTTTGTTTGTGGCATTAGCCAGTCAGGTGCAACAGCTCCTAGCTTGACGGATAACTTTAACAACTACGGTTTATCTCCAGTAGCCTCTTATGTAGGGGTTGGTGAGTATGAAATAGCTGGTTTTGATAACTTACTTGCTGCAGCTACTCACATAGAGATTAATCTAAACGCATTGCCTACAACAGACCATATAAGAACGGACTATATAGATAGTGACACAATAAGAATTAGAACTACAGTTTCAGGAACGCCAGCAAATGGCGTAATGAATGTTAACGGTTTGTACTTAAAAGTAACTACGTACATATAACAAAACACGGATTATTAGTTAATTAATTATGAGCAATACAATAGGATGGGGTAAAGCTGTTGAGAACAATACTATCGGTTACGGAGATGGAAAAGACAACTCTACTAATGGATGGGGTAGCGCATACGAAAACTCTTGGAGTGGTGAAACGCTTTTAGAGGTGTTATTAACTGCACCTGTTAATGTATCTGCTCCTGTAGTTAGTGGTACAGCATCTGTAGGTAGTGTTTTAACAACAACTAACGGCACTTGGGACAACGAACCTACTTCATATACATATCAATGGAAAAGAAACGGTTCTAACATACTTTCAGCTACTGCAAATACATACACAGTAGTAGCAGCAGATGTATCTCAATCTATTACTTGTACAGTTACAGCTATAAATGACGCTGGTAGCGCTTCAGCAACTAGCAATACTATTACTCCTACTTGGGAAACAGACGCTCAGGCATTCATCACAGCAGCAGCTATTACAAATCCTACACAACAGAGTGCTGTGAATCAGTTGGTAGTTGACTTGAAAGGTTACGGTGTTTGGACTAAGATGAAGGCATTGTATCCGTTTGTTGGAGGTACAGCAAGTCAGCATAAATTCAATCTTAAAGACTCAAGAGATTTAGATGCAGCATTTAGGTTGACATTCAACGGTGGTTGGACGCATTCAGTAAATGGAGCGCAGCCAAATGGTACGAATGGTTATGCGGATACATTTTTAAATGAAAATTCTGTAATGACTTTGAATAATGAACATATTTCATTTTATTCTAGAACAAATACAGATGGTTTATTCTGTGATATAGGCGTTAGTCTAACATCACCAGTAACCGAAACAAATATTTTTGCTAAATATTTAAATGTGTTTTATCCTAGAATACACGATAGTAATTCAGGCGTTTCAAATACAATTAGTTCTTTAGGTTTATTTATATCCAATAGAGTTGCTTCAAATCAAATTAGAGCATTTCAAAATAATGTATTAAAAATAATTAATTCAACATCCGTAGGTTTAAAAGTAAACAGAAACTTTTATTTAGGTGCTTTAAGTTCTGCCAATTTCAATGCTTCTTTGTATTCAAATAGACAACTTGCCTTCGCCTCAATAGGAGAGGGACTTACAGATACAGAAGCAGCTAACTTCTACACAGCTGTAAATAATTTCCAAGTGGCTTTAAGCCGAAATGTGTAAAAAATAATATTATGATACAAGTAGGACTTTTAACAGAGATACAGAAAGACGAATTAGTAGGTCAGATGTACGATGAGGATAGCTATTTCAACCCTATTCAGGACTTAAACGACAACTGGATAATCTCAGTTGAAGAAATAGACCAATGTGTAAATCCTGAGTTTATGTGGGTGAAAGAACTTCCTTTGATTCCATATGAGCCTAAACCAACGCCTCCAATTGAATAACTATGACACTAACTGTTTTACTTGACACAATTAAAAAACACGGAGCTGTCGGTGTTTTGGCAGCTTGGCTATTTTACACAAACGAAAGACTAAACGAAGTTGAACGTGAGCTGTACAGATGCTATGACAAATACCAAACTTCAACGGATTTAAAAACACGAACACCTAACCACTCTACTTACTACGCAGTACTACCAAAAGAAACATCTGTTAAACGTAAAAAAGCGTAATTAAATGGTAAGAAGCTACAAAGACAAAGAGCTTTTAGATAGAGTTAAAAGCCTTGTTAATTTTCAGTACGTTCCTCACGATGTTTGGATTCTTGGTGTAAGGTCTAACGAAGACTTGACCGATAAGTACGATGACAAGTTCTATGTGTTCAGAGGTGAGCACTTTTTAATGGTAGCTGCTGGAACTACAAACAAAGGTTTAAAAGGAACTGCTGTAATGATGGCTGATATGTGGCACTACGATGTATATCGATACGGACTTCATAAAGGCAAGATGCCAGCTCTACGTCAGGTTAAAGGCATTCCATATACAAGGGACTTTGATAAAGACGGTAAAACAGATGTAGTAGGAGAAGTATATACTAACAATATATACATGAACTTTCACGGTTCTACCTATAACTTTGGTTCAGCAAATGTATCTCCTAAAATTGGTGGATGGTCAGAAGGATGTCAAGTAGTTCAGAACAACGCACACTACGAAAGAATTATTAAACTCTGCAAGAATCAAAAGAGCGTATCTTACTGCCTCATAAATGAATTTTAACGCACTCTACATATTTTTCGGTATATTGATTCCGAATTATTTTAACAACCTTTTAAAACGCTTAAAAATGGCTAAGAAAAAGAAAAAAGACTTAGACGTCAATATCGACACTAAGAACATTGACATTAAGATTTCACGAAAAGACGGTAAATTCAAAGCAGAGATAGACACTCCTATCATTGACGCAGAAATAACAAAAGACGAAGTAAACGGACTTGACGTAGACGTAACAGTAGACGAGAAAGCTCCAAAAGTATTAGGTAATATCATAGCTCGTATTATTAAGAAAGCTAGAGGCTAATGCAAGTTATAAAGCACTCTCGTAACATTCACGAATTAGTAGTAGATGGTAACGAGGCACAGGTAGCTATGCTATCAGACATACATTGGGACAATCCTCATTGTGACTGGGACTTACTCCGTAAACATCTTGACTACTGCGTAAAGCATAACATTCCTGTAATGGTTAACGGTGACTTCTTTTGTTTAATGCAAGGAAGAGGAGACAACCGTAGAAACAAATCTGATATAAGACCTGAACATAACAATGCTAGGTATTTAGATTCGATAGTAGAGACTGCAGTAGAATGGTGGTCACCATATGCTCACATATTAACCGTGTTAGGCTACGGAAACCATGAGACTGCGATAATTAAGTTTCAGGAAACAGACTTGCTACAGAGATTTGTTGACTTGTTAAACTATAAGAACGGTTCTAACGTACACACTGGAGGTTATGGTGGTTGGTTCTTTATTCGTCAGAATTTAACAGCTACACAACGCAAATCTACTAAGGTAAAATACTTTCACGGTTCAGGTGGTGGTGGTGTAGTTACCAAAGGAGCGTTGAACCTTACTAGAGCTTTAGAGATGTTTGAGGGAATGGATGTGTTCACTATGGGTCACATTCACGAGAACGCTGCTAGAAATGACGTTAGAGAGCAAGTACAGACACATTCAAAAAGCGGACATTCTGTAGAGCATAAACGAATACATTTAATGCTTACAGGAACGTACAAAGAAGAGTATCAAGACGGATTTAGCGGATGGCACGTTGAAAGAGGCGCACCACCAAAGCCATTAGGAGGCAGAATATTAAAGATACATTCACCTTTTCACGAAAAAACAATCGTAGATAGCACTCAGTTTCCAATTTAATTGTATATTTGAGCATTCCAATTTTTCATAGATTCTTGCTTTAGCCCCTAGAAATAGGGGTTTTTTGTTTTCTGATAAAAAAAAATGTTGAAAAAGTTTGTTTTTTTGTTGATATATCAAAATAAGCATTATATTTGCATATAACATTAAAGCAAAACACAATGAAAAGACGAGTATTTTTAGCATGGGTAATCCTTACAGTGTTAATCGGTTTAATTGAGCAGATATGATTTGTTTAGATTGTCAAGGAGAAGGTAGAGTAGAGTACCTTAAAGAATGTGGTAGGTCAGCATCTGATTGCTGCGGTGGATGTTTTCAGACTGAAAAATGTGAAACGTGTTATGGTTACGGAGATGTCACAGCAGATTTAGGTGACGAACTCGGACAGCGCTACGAAGACATTATTAAGTCAGCATCTGTTAACTATGCAGCACACGAAAAGCTGATTCAGAGCTTAGAAAACGAATTATTTGAACACCTTAAATACGAACGATACAGATGAAAAAGATAACCATGAGAAAGTACCACATAACGTACTTTTTAAAACGAGGCGATTTAAACGCTTCTGACGAGACTTTACTAAGTGGGATAACTATAGATGCCACAGACGTATTAAAAGCCGTTGAGATGTACTCTAAATTAGTAATTCAGGATGGTTTACCAGCACTTACAGAAATCAAATACATTATTGAACTATGAGACTGATGAAATTCTTTAGACGCTGGATGTTTAAACACAGCGCAGATAACGTGACCGAGTTTGTGATAGTTATTAAGGACAAGGAACTAGCTCATGTAAGGGTTGAAAAGACGAATGATAAGAATGTAACCACCCATTCGTTGTATATTGACAATAAACTAATCAAACAAAAAGTATATGAAAGATAGCATAGTAGAAAGCGTTAGAGACAAATACAAAGAGCGCTCAGACAGAGGTATTGAAAAGTACGGAAAGACGTTAGACCGAAATGACCTTTTAGTCAAGGAGTGGTTGAACCATTTACAGGAGGAGCTGATGGATGCTACTCTTTACATTGAGAAGTTAAAAACTAAATTAAACAATGATGTTAAACAATCAGATTAAAATTGTGGCGAGTGTTTCGATACTGCCAGTGATAGCAGACTTCCTTGAAGACCTAGTAGAGGGCAGAGAGTTTGAAAGAAGTGCAAAGATGCACGTTAACAACTTAATTGCTCAGA